GTTATTATCCTACTGTTACTAGCTGGTCTATTTTAACAGCTTCTTCAGGAAAGTATATTGGTAAAGATAAAAAGTGGCATCATGGAAAATATTTATTTACTATTGATTGGGCTCACCCTGAAAGTAATATATTAGATACTGATCACTCTGAAATTCCACATGAACATAAGTGCGCACATGTTATTGCGTTAGATGATGGCAACTATGCAGCACAGCCTAATAATAGATGTATATGGGATTTACCTTCATTTACTGTTAAAAATAATATTCCAGATTGGAAAGTACAAACAAATGAATGGAATGTAGAAGATACGGGAGCTTGGAAAACCGAAGATACTGATAATTTCTTCTACGAAATCGAAGAAAAGAAATAGAACTATTATAGTTTTTGTTATATAATGTTTTCCTAAAAAAATAATTAATATGGAGTGTGTTAGTATGAATTATTATTTTACAGGTATGTTAGTAATAGCTTTTATTATATTAACCGCAATTGTAGCACCTTTATGAACAGAAAAACTAATACAATGCTAATAGGTTTATTGGGTACAATCCTTATGGGATTAGCTACTTGGACATTGGTCACACTTATAGAACTTCAATTAACAGTAACCATGATCCAAACTGACTTAATGTCTATTGACAAGCAATTTGGAAGGGTTTACAATTTTATTGATTCCGTTAGAGGTAAATAAAAGACTTTCATTATCAATATTTTTGTTTTATATCTCTAAATAGGAAAGTATGGTATGAACCAGGAGGTAATATGTTATTATGAAAACTATGAAAAAAGGATATCACAAAACTAAAAGTGGTAAAGTTGCTAAAAAAGGTTTGTATTATAATATGAACAAAAGAAAAAAAGCAGGTACAAGCAGATCCGGGAAAGGAACTGTTTCGTCTAAAGCTTTAAAAGCCTCTGCTAAAACAGCTCAAAGTTAAATAATGGAAGTTGAACTAGATAAAAAAAAATTACAATTCACCAATGATGAGGGTGAAAAAGTTAATGTTGATGTAGATCAAGATCAAACTGAAAAAGATGAAGAAGTTTTTGAAAGTAATCACTATTCTAATCTAGCAGAGGAATTAGATGAAACAGAAGTTGGTCTTTTAGGTAAAGAATTAACTAGAGCTTATGAAGATGATAAAAGCTCTAGAAAAAATTGGGAAGATCAATACTCTAAAGGTTTAAGAATGTTAGGAGTAATTGTCGAAGATAGACAAGATCCTTTCCCGGGAGCTTCTGGTGTTCATCACCCTTTACTCGCTGAAGCAGCAACACAGTTTCAAGCGAGAGCTATTGCAGAAATGTTTCCAGCTGGCGGTCCTGTTAAAACTCAAATCATTGGAAAAGTTACTGATAAAAAATTAGAACAAGCTCAAAGAGTTCAAGACTTTATGAACTTTCAAGTTACTCAAGAAATTCCAGATTACTTTAATGAACTAGATCAAATGTTATTTTATTTAGCTCTTGCAGGAAGTGCTTTTAAAAAAGTTTATTTTGATAATACGTTAGATAGAATTTGTTCTAAATTTGTACCAGCAGAAGATTTTGTAATTTCTATGGAAAATACAGATTTAGAAACTGCTGAAAGATATACACAGATAATGAAATTAACAAGAAACGATATTAGAAAATATCAAATATCAGGTGTCTACAGAGATATACCTTTAACTAAATCAGAAGCTGGTGGATCAGGAAGTAATAATGATGGAGATATGGTTGAACAAACTTTACAACGATTAGAAGGAATGTCTCCTAGTATGGCAGATAAAATTCATACTATATTAGAAGTTCATACTAATTTAGATTTAGGTGAAGACAAAAATGAATTAGCTTTACCTTATATTGTTACAATAGATTATGAATCACAACAAGTTTTATCAATTAGAAGAAATTGGAAAGAAGAAGATACATTAAGAAGAAAAAGAACTTATTTTATACATTATAAATATCTTCCTGGTTTAGGCTTCTATGGCTTTGGCCTTATTCAAATGATCGGCGGACTACAACACGCTAGCACGGGTGCTCTTAGAGCACTACTTGATTCAGCTGCCTTTGCTAACCTCAATGGAGGCTTTAGAGCTAAAGGAGCAAGAATTGAAGGAGGAGACATTACTGTTTCTCCTGGTGAATGGGTTGAAGTTGAAGCTTATGGTGATGATCTTAGAAAAAGTTTTATCCCTCTTCCTTTTAAGGAACCTTCACCGACATTACTTCAATTACTTGGAGTATTAACTGAATCAGGAAGACGTTTTGCTTCTATTGCAGATGCGATGATTGGTGATTCAGCTGGATCAGGTCCTGTTGGAACAACTGTTGCTTTAATAGAACAAGGATCAAAAGTATTTTCTGCTATTCATAAAAGAATACACCAAGCTCAAGGTAGAGAATTTAAATTAATCTATGAATTAAATGGAGAATATTTAGATGATGAATATTCATTTGAAGTAATAGGTGGAAGTCAAAAAATTAGAAGAAAAGATTTTACAAAAGCTATTAGTGTAGTTCCCGTATCTGATCCTAATATATTTTCTCAAGCTCAAAGAATAGCTTTAGCTCAAACTGGTTTACAATTAGCACAAGCTTCTCCTGATATAGTAGATGTTAAAGAAGCTACAAAAAGATTTTTACAAGCTCTTAATATACCTGATTATATGGATTTAATGATTGAAGATCAAGATACACCTAGACGTGATCCAGTATCAGAGAACATGGCTATACTGAATACTAAACCTATTCAAGTATTTGAAGATCAAGATCATCAAGCTCATATGCAAGTTCACTCTCAGTTTATGAATGATCCTAGATTTGGTGGAAACCCTGAAGCTAAAGAAAGATTATATCCAGCAATGTTAGCTCATATGGGTCAACACATGGCTTTCTTATATCAACAACAAATGCAAGCTTCTGTACCTGAAGGTAATCCTGTTTCTTCTGGAGATTTTAATAGAGAATTAAATGATGAGCCATCACAAGAGATAAGTATAGAAGAAGAAAATAGAATAGCAGCTGCAGCAGCACAAGCTGCACAACAATTAATGGGATCTATGCCACCTTCTCCTGAAGAACAAAAAGCTTCTATGGAAGCACAAAAAGATCAAGCTCAACTTCAATTAAAAGCAGAAGAATTAAATATTAGAAAAGCTAGATTTATGGAAGGTGTTAAACAAAGTGAAAAACAAAATGCTAGAAAAGACACTGAGACAAAAGCTAAAGTAGTAGAGATTGCCAGTAAAGTTGCAAGGGAAGATAATAAGAGAGATTAATGAGAGACAATAAAGTATTAATTAATTTTCAAAAAAGTCTTGAAAAAAAACATAAAGAAATGACTTTATTTAAAAATCTTAAAAAAGAAGTTGAAACTGGAGCTAATGGAACTCAATCTTATGTAATAAAAAAAGGTATTAACAAAGATAAACTAGCAACGAAAGATATTGATGGCAGTTAGATCAGAAGAAATTAGACAAGCTAAAAAGTTTTTAGAAAATAAAAAAATCTCTATTAAAAAAGTTAAACCTAGAATGTTTGCTCAAGCTTCTGACGATTTAGGTCATAGCTTTGATGAACTATATAACAAACTACAGAAAGATGTAAATGGAACAGCTGATTCAAGCGATCAAGAAAAATATTAAAAATCACAAACAAGAACTATCACAAAATTTATTAGGTAAAGGTGTAGAAAATATATCTGAATTCAAACGTGTCTATGGATATGCGCAGGGTTTAGATAAAGCATTTCAAATAATAAATGAAACAATTGAAAAATATAAAAAAGGAGATATAGAAGATGAATAGTAATGAAGCATGGGCAACAGATAATGAAATCCCAACACCTAAAAAATTACCACAACCAGTAGGATATAGAATATTAATTAGACCTAGAGGAGCAGTAGTAAAAACTAAAGGTGGAATAATTTTATCAGATTCTTCACAAGATAATCAAGCTTACTTAAATAGTGTAGGACAAGTTATTGCTATGGGACCAGAATGTTATAGTGATAGAAAAAATCCTTGGTGTAAAGTAGGAGATTGGGTTATTTTTGGTAGATATGCAGGAGCAAGAGTTTCTGTACAAAAAGTAAAAATGGTGCTATTAAATGATGATGAGATTATTGCAACTTTGGAAAGTCCAGAAGTAGTAACTCAACAACTGTAACATACATTAACTTAGGTTAATGCCAACATAGGAGAAACTATGATAGAAGATGAGAAAAATAAGAATGAAGAATTAGAAGTTAATCTTGAAGAAGTTGAAACAGAGAAAGAGGTCAATGTACCTTTAAATCCGTTAGAGAAACTTCAACAACAACAAGAAGAACCTTCTAAAGATGAAGATAAATCTTTTGAGAACGAAAGAGAAGTTAAACTTGAAAAAGCTCCAGCTTATTCAGATGATATGCCTTACTCTGTTAAAGTTCGTAAAAGAATCCAAAAAGAAGTAGCTAAAAGAGCAGAAGCTGAACAAAGAAATGTTGATTTAGAAGAAAAATTAGCAACAATGGAAAAAAGAACTTATGATATAGCTAGTAAATCACTAGGTAATCAACTTTCTAATGTTTCTACTGAACTTAAATCAGCAATTGAAGAAGGTAATACTGAAAAACAAGTAAAATTGTATGAAAGTATGGCAGAAATTCGTAGTCAAATGACTAAAACAGAAGATTATGCTGCAAGAGTACCTGAAAAAACTGTAAAAGCTGAAAGAAAAGCTCCACCTTTAGCCACCGATTGGGTAAAAGAAAATTCAACATGGTTTAATAAACCTGGTTATAGAAAAGAAACAGCTATGGCTTATGGAATTGATGCTGAATTAACAGAAGAAGGTTGGGATGTGCACGATCCTGGATATTATGATGAGATGAGTAAAAGACTAAAATCAAGTGGTCTTTCTTATTTTAATAAATCAGAAGAAAACACTTCCAAAGCTGAGGAAAATGTAGTACAAAAAAACAATAGAGTGCAATCTCCTGTTGCTGGAGTTTCTCGTAAAAAAGGAACAACTGGTAATAGAGTTAAACTCACCTCTGACGATTTATCAACTGCTAAAACTTTTGGTATAGACATCAGCGATGAAGTGGCACTAAAACGATTTGCTAAAGAAGTAAAAAGCTTTAGCGACACAGGACAATAGAAAGGAGCCTGACATTATGAACAAAGATAATAAAATAAACAATGAAACTAGAGTAGAAAAATCTACAATGGTTTCAAAATGGCGACCGAGTAACTTATTAGAAGCGCCTGAACCAAGACCTGGTTTCGCTCAGAGATGGGTAGCAACTATGGTGTTAGGACAGGAAACGCCTACGAATGTAGCTAAACGGTTGAGAGAAGGTTGGCAGCCTCGAGACATTAAAAGTGTCAAAGATGGTCAACATTTTCCAACGATAGAACATGGCAAATTCGCTGGGCATATTGGAATAGAAGGAATGGTACTTTGTGAAATGCCTGAAGAAATGGTTAATCAAAGAAATGATTACTATGCTCAAATGACTAACAATTTAATGCAGTCAGTTGAACAGGACATGAACAGAGCTGAAACACCAGGCCAACCTATCCAAAGGTCTTTTAAATCTAGAGTTAGTTCGGACGGCAATTAACAACTAACAAAGGTAAATAAAAATGGCGAATGTAGATGCACCAAATGGTTTCGTACCATTGAGACATTTAACAGGCGGTGTTATTAGAGCTAATGAATATGCAATTGCAAATGGCTATGCAGCCAATCTTGCAAGTGGAGACCTCGTTACTTTAACTACCGATGGAACAATTATAAGAGGCACAGCGGGCGGTACAGCTCTCGGTGTTTTTTATGGTGTTGAGTACATCGATAATGACACTGGTGATGTTAAATTCAAAAAAGTTTGGAACAATGCACAAACAGCAAAATCGGGTGAACCGATTAAAGCTTATGTGTATGATGATCCAAATATCACTTACGCAGTCCAAACTAACGGCGTATTCGCAACAGCAAATGTTGGTGAATTAGCTAATGTTACAATTGGAACGTACAACTCAACCTATGGACATTCAACTGATGAATTAGATATCGCAACTCTTGCAACGACTGCAAAAGTTTTGAGAATACTAAGATTAATTGATTATCCAAATAACGCAGCAGGCGCTGACGCATCAGTAGAAGTAGTAATAAATCTATCTCTATATGGTACTCGTCAGGCTGGTGTTTAACCTTAACAATAGGAGTTAAAAAATGGCTTTAAACAGAGCACTTTTTACCAAACAGCTCAATCTAGGTTTAAACACCGTGTTTGGTATGGAATATGATAGATATCCTGAGCAATGGAGATCATTATATTCTACAGAGCAATCAATGAAAGCATTCGAAGAAGATGTACAAATGATCGGATTCGGTGCTGCACCAACTAAAGCAGAAGGTGCCATGATCAATTATGATTCTGGCAGAGAAGGCTTTGTCTCAAGATATGTGCATGAAACTGTCGCTTTAGCTTTTGCGATTACAGAAGAAGCTGAAGAAGATGGCTTGTACGGTTCTCTAGGCGCTAAATACGCAAGAGCACTAGCAAGATCAATGCAACAAACTAAAGAGATCAAAGGTGCAAATATCTTTAATAATGCAACTACTACTTCAACTGGAGGAGACGGCGTAGCTTTAATGAACGGCTCTCACCCACTTGGTGGCGGTGGTACTGCATCTAACATCCTAGGCACACCTGCGGATTTATCTGAAACGTCTTTAGAGACACTTTTAGTTCAAATCTCAACTGCTGTAGATGATAGAAGCATACCTGTTGCGTTATCAGGAAGAAAACTTGCAGTTCCACCTCAATTGGTGTTCGTTGCAGAAAGAATTATCAAGTCTAATTTAAGACCTGGTACTGCTGACAATGATATCAATGCAATGAGAAATATGGGTATGATACCTGAAGGTGTAGTAGTAAATCAAAGATTTACTAACCCTGATCAGTATTTTATCCTAACTGATTGCCCAGATGGAATGAAACACTTCGTTAGATCACCAATCAAAAAAGCTGTTGAAGGCGATTTTGAAACTGGTAATTTAAGATACAAGTGCAGAGAAAGATACAGCTTCGGTTTTACAGACTGGAGAGGTGTATACGGATCTGAAGGCGTAGCATAATAATAAACAATTACTAGGCGTAGCAATACGCCTAGTAATTTTAAACTAACCCAAACGACTGCGAAAGCAGACTATTATAAGGAGATAGACTATGGGAACTACTACATTTTCTGGCCCAATTAAGGCTGGAACAATTAAAGAAACAACTGGAACTACTTTAGGTTCAGATGTAAAAAATACAGGACAAGTTGTAATGTCACAGCAATTTTCTATTGCTTTTGGACAAGAAGGTTCAGATGTTACTACAACTACTGTGATACCAGCAAATTCACAAATAATATCATTTGATATAAATGTTGAAACTGCTTTCAATGATACAGGTACTGATTTACTTGATATTGGAATTGTAGGTAATTCTGATCTTTATGTTAATGACGCAGTCATTTCAGCAATAGGTCCAGTTGCCTTAGGTGTAACAGGTTTATGTTCAACTTGGAAAGATGTTGGAACGAGTGATGTTAAAATAGCATTTATTTATAATGGAGCAAACCAAGACGCTTCAGCAGGTGCTTGTATAGTAACTATCACTTACGCACAAAATATTAATTTAAGTTAATAAATAATTCGAGGGCCTTCGGGCCCTCATTTAAAATATGTTTGAAAATTTTAAAAAAATAGGTGATGCTTTTAAATCATTTGGAGATAGTAATATTGACACTGATAGAGAAGAATTGGTAGATCCTTTAGATGAAAAAATAGCAGAACGTCTTAGAGAAAGAGATGATGAATTAGTTGATCTTTCCACTAAAGATGTTATGGAAAGAGAAAAAGAAGTTTTTGATGTTAAAAGAGAAAACAAAGAAGATGATTTAGATAAAAAATTAAAAAGTATAGAAAAAGTGATTGATACTTTTAGTGGAGGTGGAGAACAACTTTCGGTACCTAAAAATCCTTTAGATTCTAAAACTACTGATAACATTAATTTAAAACCAATAGATATGGGTAGTGTTCAAGCAAAAGAATTAATAAATAGTTACTTAAAACCTTCTGTCAATTCTGATAGAGTTGGGTTATTATATGAAAACTTACGAAAATTAAATTTAATTTAGGAGAAATAAATGGCAGGATCAGACATAAATGTTGTAAGTAAAAATAAAGCAGCATTATCTAATACAGCTTCAAATGTTGCCACTACAGTTACTATATTTGGAGGACCAATGAGATTAAAAGGTTTTATTATTGAACCTACTGATGTTCCTGGTGTTCTTACTTGGAAAGACGGTGGAACAGATGTATTTGATATTGAAACAGGTAATGCAGCTGCGGGTGCTTCAACAGTACAACTTAATTTACCAGCAGATGGTATAAAATTTAAAACAAGTATACAAGTTTCATCTACAGTTGCTGGAGCTAATGTAGCAACTATAAATGGTGTAACAGCATTTTTTGCATAATGGAGAAATATGGCTTTATCAGGAACTTCAACTTTTACTTTAACAGTAAATGATGTAATACAAGAAGCCTATGATAGAATAGGTGGTGATCCTATTTTAGGTTATGATGTAAGGTCAGCTAGACGTAGTATGAATATTATGTTTAGTGATTGGGCTAACAGAGGTTATAACCAATGGACTGTAGAATATAAAACTTTAGCTATTACTACAGGAACTATTCAATATACTTTAGATTATGATACAGTAGATATCATAAATGCAAACATTCAAACAAGTGATGGAAATGAATATGCAATGACAGCACTAGGTCTTAATGACTATGCAGCAATTTCAAATAAAACTACTCAAGCTAGACCTACACAATATTATTTACAAAGATTAAGTACTCCTGTACTTAAAATTTATCCAGCTCCTGATACTAATTATACTCTTACTTATTATCGTATGAGAAAAATAGAAGATATTACAGCTTCTACAGTCAGTGGAATAGAACAAAACATTGATGTTCCATTTAGAGCTTTCGAATGTATGTGCGCAGGACTTGCTTATTATCTTTCTAAAAAAAGAACAGGTGTAACTCCTCAAACTCAACAAATATTAAAAGTAGATTATGAAGAAGCTTATCAAAGATTAATAGCTGGTGATGATACTCCATCTACTAGAATTATACCAGCAACAGGCAACAGCTTTTATTCGTAATGGCTAGAGTTCCAGCAAGTACTAGACCTCATAGAGCACCTTCAGCAAAATTTGCAGGTGGTAGACACGCTTTAGCAATATCTGATAGATCAGGTATGGCATTTCCTTATCAAGAAATGGTATTTGAATGGACTGGTATGTTTGTTCATACTTCAGAGTGGGAACCTAAACAACCTCAATTAGATTTAACTTATTTTACTGATGCACAAACTTTACAAAATGCTAGACCTCAAGCGAGTATAAGTGCAACAGAGGCTGCAAGAACTGGTGGAGGATTACCAGGATCTCAAACAGGTGGTGTTCCTAATCAAGTAACTGTTTTACCAGGATTTGAAAATACATCAGGACAATCTGTTTATGTTGGAGTTGCAACTATTCCAACTTCTTGGTATACTAACAACACAAATTTGTTACAGATAGGATTAGGAAGTGTTACTGTTGTAACATGATAAAAAATAAAAAATTAAAAGTAATGATTGGAACACCTTGTTATGGTGGTCAATTAACAGAAGCTTATCTACATGGAATAATGGATTTAACGAGAGTAGCTTCTCAAAATAATTTTCAAGTTCAATTGAATACTATTGGTAATGAAAGTTTAATCACAAGAGCTAGAAATACTATTGTCAGTCAGTTTTTAGATATGGATAAAGAAGATGATAGTCTTACTCATTTAATGTTTATTGATGCTGATATAGGATTTAGAGGAGAAGCTGTAAGACGTGTTTTAGAATCAGGTTATGATATAGCTTGTGGAATATATCCTAGAAAAGCTATTGAATGGGATAAAATTCCTGACTTAATTAAAACAAGTGATAAAAATTTAGAACAAAGAGCTTTAGGTTATAATTTAAATTTTGCAGATCCTAATAAAATTGAATTAACTGGTGGTTTTACTGAAGTAATGGATGCTGCAACAGGTTTTATGTGTATTAAAAAAGAAGTTTTTTATCAGATGAAAGAAGCTTATTCTAATCTTAAATATACTAGCGATCAAATAGTTAATGGAAAAAGATATGGTAGTGACAATTGTTATGCATTTTTTGACTGTATTATTGATGAAAAAAGTAATAGATATCTATCAGAGGATTATGCTTTTTGTAGATTATGGCAAAAAATAGGTGGTAAGATACATGCTGATCTTCAAAGTCCTTTAACGCACTATGGAACTTATCCATTTGCAGGACACGTTTGGACTAAATTTAAAGTTGATGAGGTAATTAAAGATGGCAATGACATACGACAGTCTAAAGACTGATATACAAACATGGGCTGAAAATACAGGAACTGATTTTACTAATCAATTAGATACTTTTATAGATAATACTTTTGATTCTTTATCAAGAGATATAGACCCTATTGGATTTAATGAAAACGTAACTACTACAGCAGTAGCTGGAGATAGATTTGTAAATCTTCCTACTTCTATCGAGCCTATGTTATTTAATTATTTAACTATTACAGTAGGCTCTAATGTAAGTTATTTAGAATTAAAAACTTTAGCTTTTTGTCAAGAATATTGGCCTGATTCTTCTCTTCAAAGTCAACCTAAATATTTTTCTAATTTTGATGATGATCGAGTATATTTAGCACCTACTCCAGATCAAGCTTATACTTTAAAACTAGGATATCAAGGAAAAATTAACCCATTATCTAATACTAATACTACCAACTGGTATACTGAAAATATTTCAGATGTTTTATTATTTGGTTGTTTAGCTCAAGCAAATCTCTTTACAAAGAACATAGAAGATTATACTATATATACAAATTTGTATAATACAAGAGTTGCTACTGTTAACAATGAAGCCCGTAGAAGAAGAAGAACAGACTTTAAGTTTCCAGGTAGCCCTGTTGGTACAAACACATTAACTGGAGGACAATAATATGGCAATAACACAAGCGATTTGCACAGTATTTAAACAAGACTTGATGTCGCCTGGTGGAAACCTTGCTGCTCAAACTCTTAAATGTGCACTATATACTAATGCGGCAACTTTAGATGCAACAACGTCTGTTTATATAACAGGTGCTGAAGTATCTGGTGGTAACTACACTGCTGGTGGAAACACATTAACTAATGTAGCTATCTCTGTAGACGGAACTACTGCAATTTTTGATGCAGACAATGTTACATTTCCAAATGCAACTATATCTGCTCAGGCTGCTTTACTGTACAATAATTCTAGTGCTAATGCTGCGATTGCAGTTTTAGATTTTGGAGGAGTTAAAACTTCTACAAATGGAACTTTTGAATTACAGTTTCCAACTGCTAACGCATCTGCTGGCTTAATCAGAATAGCATAAGGAGAAACTCCTTATGGCTACTGTTGGTTGGGGTAGAGATGGATGGAACACAGGCGCATGGGGTACATCACCTGACGCAATAGCTGTCATTACAGGAATATCATCATCAACATCTGTTGGTAATGTATTTGCTGCTGCGCCTTCTTTAACAATAATTTCAGGACAAGCTTTAAATAGTGACGTTAGTACTGGAGTTCTTGCGGTAGTTTCTGTTTATCAAACTACTACTGGTCAACAAATTACATCATCAATTAACAGTGTATCTACAGGAGAAGGTAGAGAAGTTACTATTACTGGACTTCAACAATTAGAACTTGAACTTAATTTTGGTAACGGTTGGGGAAGAGAAGAATGGGGTAGTGGAGCTTGGGGTACAGCATTAGGAGAAGTTGTTACTGGAGATGGAAATATATTTATTGAAGATGGTCAATCAGTAACCGCTTTCGTATCTAATGTTGCAAACATTATAGGTAATGCTGCAATATCAGTTACAGGTGAAGGTGCAGTTATTTCTTTAAGTGACTTTATTATTTCATCTAATAACTTTCTTTCTACTACAGGTCAACAAACTAACACAAGTATAGGAACTTACACAATAGCGGCAGGTGGAGCTATAACAGTAGTAGTTCCTGAATTTACTTTGAATACTACTTTAGGAAATACGATTGCTGCTATTGCTGTTAATGTTGCTGTTAATAGTCAAATTTTAAATATCTCAACAGGAGATTTTATACTTAGTACAGATCAAATACTTCCTATTACTGGAAGTAGTGCTAATGCTAATGTAAGTTCAATAACTATAAAAGCAGAAGGTTTTCATAAAGTAACAGGTCAAGAGATGACTATAACTTTAAATGATATTATACTTGATACTAATAACTTTATTCTTCAAACAGGTCAAGAAATGACTGTTACACCGGTAGATTTAAGATTTTGGGATCCAATTATTGATGATAATACTGAAACTTGGACTAATATTTAGTGTACAAATGAATACAAATATGTATTATTTACAAATATAAATTTATAAAATATAACAAATTATGTCAACTTATTCTTCAGATTTAAAATTAGAACTAATTGCAACTGGCGATGCTTCTGGTACTTGGGGTTCTGATACTAATAATAACTTAAATTTAATTCAACAGTCTGTTGCCGGTTATCAAGCGATTGATGTTGCAGGTGCTGATGTAACTTTAGCAATGACTAATAAAACTATTTCTAATGCAAGAAATATGACATTAGAATTTACTGGAACTTTAGCAGCAAATAGAACTGTAAATTTTCCCGCAAGTTTAGAAAAAGTATTTAATGTAATTGATTCAACTAATCACGCTGGTTATACTTTAACTTTTAAAGTTACAAGTGCAGCAGGTTTTTTATTATGTGAAGGCAATAGTTATTTTTGTCATTCTAATGGAACTAATATTATTAAAGATTTAGAATTTAAAAAATGGAGAGCTATTACTGCAGCAGAAACAATTCAAGCAGGAGCTAAAATTTTAGCAAATACAAATGGTGGAGCTTTTACAATAACTTTACCAGCTAGTCCTGTTATAGGTGATGAAGTACATTTTGTAGACCAAAGTTATGATTTCAACACTAACGCATTGACTGTTGGTAGAAATTCTTCTAATATAGCTAATGGAGCAGCGGATCTTGTAGTTAATACACAAGGTGCAGCTTTTGGATTAGTATATTCTGGAGACGCTACAACAGGATGGACATACACGGAGAAATAATATGGCAAATTACGAAGCAACTAAATATGATTTTGATGGAGCAAACCTTACAGGTATAGAAGGTATTCCAACAGCAACTATTGTTCCATGGTCTTCAGCATCAGTTCCCTCTGGATTTTTAGAATGTGATGGTGTAGCAGTTTCAAGAACAACTTATTCAGCATTATTTGCAATTATAAGTACTACTTACGGTGCAGGAGATGGATCCACTACTTTTAATACACCTGATTTACAAGACAATACACCAGTAGGAAAATCTGGAACTAAAGCTTTAGCATCAACGGGTGGAGCAAATACTGCACCCGTTACTGCTTCAGGAAACGTAGGTGGTTCAACAGCAAATGCTACTTTATCAACACCTCAACTTGCATCACACTCACACTCTATTAGTGGGCAACCACCTGCTTCTTTTGGTAGCAGCCCTAGAATATCAGCCCAAACAAATAATGGACCTACTATTAATCAAAACACAAGTAGTTCAGGGTCAGGTGGTGGTCACTCTCATAATATGAGTGCTACTTTTTCTGGAAACACAGCAAACCCATCTGTATTACAACCTTATTTAACTTTAATTTATATTATAAAAACTTAGGAGAAAAAATGGCAACTAACGCAAATTGGACAGTAGTATTTGAAGACAAATGCATTATTAAAAACCATGATGAAGGTGCTTCAGAAGGTATTGGATATGTTATTAATGATGATTCGTTCTGGTCTGATTCTAAATTCTCTAATATTTGGGCTATTCAACACGGTAGTTCAAATTCTTCTGACGAAGTAGAATATAGAGATACAACACCTCATTCATCATTTGCAGATGCAAACTTAGGAGACATTAATCAATTTAGCAATAAATGGGATTCAGCGCATTTAACTCAATTACAATTTGATTGGGATAATGACAATGTAGTAGATGAAGATGGTAATTCTACTGAAACTGAATCTGAAAAAATTACAAGATTAGGTGCAAGACCTACATCTTATTCATCATAAAATTTTAACCCATAATATTATTAAGTAACATCCAAGATGTTAAAATATATTTCTCTCCTTTTAAAGGAGGATTTCCTCTATGAAAATATGGAAAACCCGCAGGCCATATAACTATTCTACCTGTTTTAGGTTTTACTCTTTTTGAAAAATGTAGAAATTCTGTTTCTCCTCCTTCATTAATATCATTTAAATATACAGTCCAAGCAAAAGCTCTTGGAAGTGTTTCATATGTACTTCCTTGTTCTTGATGCCAAACATGGTAGCCTTCAGTTGGTTTAGTTTTTTGTATCTTTAACTGTGTAAAAAAATATTCTGTAGGGGTCTTATCAGATAACATATAATCAGCTCCAGTGTTAACAAGATAATGTTTAAAAGCAATATCAAAGTTAAAAACTGTTTGTTTAAATGAACTCCAATGAACATTTACATTTTTAGGGTGATAAAAAAATTGTTCATCTTTTGCTACATGCCAATCTACATTACATTGTCTTCTATTTAATGTTTCATTAAATTTAGAATAATCTTCGAAAACTTTTATAAGACCCTTGCATTCTTCAGGGGTTATATAATTGTCATAAACACCTATAAAATTTTCTATTTTTGCATTTTTATTTTTCATTTTTATTTCTCCTTTTATCATAAAATACATTTAATGTATATCTCATTGAACTTTCTCCTAAAGCTTGAAGATCGGTATGATGATTATTTAGACCGTCAAAAAAAATAGCTCTATTTACGACAAATCCAACATAGGTATTTAAGTTTTTATTGTGATAAAAACCAGTACCATTATAAACTAATTCTTTTCCTTTAAGGTAAGCTATAAAATTATAATCCTTGTCATCTACGTGTGCTAAAACTTTAGATTTATTATGTCTAACTGTAAATCTTGATTCTACATCTATAAGATTGATATTAGGAAAAAAATTTTTTTTAATTTTATCAAATAACCATTGGTTTGTTGTATTTTTTTTAAAGTCATGGATCATTCCAAAATGATTTCCTTTACCATAATGATCTTTTAAAGGGATATAAGGTATTCTTGTAAGATTATTTGTTAAAATATTTAATTCATCTTGTGAAAAAAAGTTGTCAATTATTTTTAATTCGAGTTTATTTTTTGTCATTTTTTCTATTTTTTCAATTATTTTTGTCATATTTTTCTTCCTGTTGTTTTAATATAATTATCATAAGCATGATTAGTATATTGACCATTTTTATTTACATAATGAAAGAATACTTGAGCCATACCCTCTCCTTTATATACTCCAGGTCTTCCATGTTTTTGTTCACAACCAGCATATAAAAGTGCATCACCTTCTTCTAATTCAAATGTTTCACCTTCTATAACTAAAGGCCAGTTATCATATTTTTTAATACAAGCAGTTACACTTATTTCACAAGCTGGTCTATCTCTATGTTGTTTTAAAGTTGCACCTAATACATAATATCTCCAATAAGCATAAGTTTGAAATAATTGTAGATTACTTTCTTTTTCTACTAAAGGTAATTTCGTATCTAAAAAACTTGTCATTAAAGGATCATTGTACCATGCGGGTGAAAATGATTGACTATCTAATTGATAGTCTTTATTTGAATCTAATTTGTTATGGCAATATTTATGAAGAATCTGTAATTCTTTTTTATCGAAAAAATTTTTTATTATTTTAGTTTTTATTGTAGTCATGCTCTATGTTTTTTCGTTCATTAACAATTCTTTCTATAATTTTGTATGCTGTAATAACTTCAGGTGTAACAGCAAATTCAGGGCTACAACATATAAATATTTTATCAAACTTTTTTTGTTTTATATAATTAATATTATGATCAAAAACAAATGATTTTAAATTTTTAAATTCCATTAATTCAAGATAACTAGAATGAGGGTTAGATATCCAAGTATAATTAATTTTGTTTTTGAATACATTAGATAAATGAAACAACCAATTTCCTTCGTTTAAAATATTTAAATTTTGATTATAATGAAAATCATGATGATGATCAATATTAATTAAATTGTACTCATCATAACCATGAGAAAACAAAGGATATATTTTTTCGTGTGAGTATGCAGTATGTATATCTTTATTATTATATATTATAGGTATAAGAAAACTTAAAAGTTCTTCTTGTTGTTTAGAATTTGTTATCCAATCACAATCAATAGATAATATATTAAGTGTTTTTTTGTTCATAAGTTTTATTGTAGCCATGCTACTATACTGTATCTTGTTCCTTTCGTAATAGGTTGAATACCATGAGGGTACATAAAATTACTTGGAAAAAATACAATTGAACCTTTTCCAAGTTTTAATCTTTTAATTTCTTTTTCTTTTTGATCAGTAAAAATTAAATCTCCCCCTTCATAATCATTATTTAAATTAATAATAACACTTAAAGCTCTAATAGAAGTAGTAAAATGATCTGTGTGTATTTCATATTTTCCCCCTGGTGAATATTTTAATAAATCTATTTGATTGATTTTAGAGCTCATCATCTTAGGAAATTTTATTTTATAATAAGTATAAAGTCTTTCTATTTCTTGTTTTATATAGTTCCAATAGAATAAATCTGTAGGTGTATTAAAAGTTAACTGATGACCTTTTACATTTCTTATATTTTTATCCAAACCTCCCATAACTTTTAAATTTTTTTTAGCTTTATGATTTATTAAAGGTATGATTTTATCTATAAACTCTGTGGAGACTACATTTTTTATCTCGACAATTGCTTCTAAATGATCCATTTTATCCTACTAAAATATTACATGTTATTCTTTGCCAATTATATGTTTCTGATTCAGGTGATTCCCCTTTATGGTATTCTTTAGAATCAAAAATAACAGCAGAGCCAGGTTTAAATTTAAATTCTTCTCCATCAATATAAAATGATCCTCTCCAATCTGGTTGCCAAATAGGAGTCATAAACAACAAAATTGATTTTAATTTTAAATTATCTTCATCATCAGCATGAAGCCAATGTTGTGTTTTTTTACCATGAGAAGTAGAATTAAACCACATTCTATTTAATTTAGTTGGAATACCTATATTTTTTTCTTCTAATAATTTATTAATTCTAAAAACTAAAGTTTGCCCCCACAAAAACAAAGGATAATTTTGAGGTTTTTCATTAATTTGTTTAACCACAAAAACAGGCCCACTTATATGTCCATCTTGGTCTGTAGACTGCCCATCTATTCTCCAATTTGGAGTTTTTATTATTTCTTTATACATATAAAATAATTCTTTTTTAGAAAATAAGTTATCTAGTACTACTGTTTTCATATCATTTTGTTTCTTTCATTATCTATATAATTACTATATAAGGCATTATATGCTATAAAATATAGTATATATTTTGTAATTTTACTGTATAATACAAAACTATGCCATTAACTCAATTAAACTTTCAACCTGGATTAGATACTGAGAATACTCCTACAGGAGCAGAAGGTAGGTGGATTGATGGAGATAAAATAAGATTTCGTAAAGGACTTCCTCAAAAAATAGGTGGCTGGACTAAATTTAGTCCAGAATATTATGTAGGAGTTGGAAGAGCTTTAGAACAATGGTATTCTTTAGACGGATCTCGTTATGAAGCTTTAGGAACTGATCGTAAAGTGTATGTATATCAAGGTGGAGATAATCAAGACATTACTCCTATAAGAGCAAACAATGCTCTTGTTAATGCTATTACTACAACATCAAGTAGCAATATTATAACTATCACGGATACAAGTCATGGAGCTATATTAGGTGATTTTGTCACACTAAGTAGTGTAAGTACTGACGTTGGTGGAATTCCTGCAGCCACACTAGATGCTGAATATGAAATTTTAAGTGTACCAACTATTAATACTTATACTGTTGAAAGTAGTGCAACAGCAACTTCTGCGGTAGGTCCTACTGCAAATTGCACAACTACTTATCAAATAAATGTAGGTCCATCTATTCAAACTTTTGGATACGGTTGGGGTGCTTCTACTTGGGGTGCTTCTACTTGGGGAACACCTAGAGCAACTTCTAGTGTAGTACTTGATGCACGGTTATGGTCTATTAATAATTGGGGAGAAGATTTAATATTAACTCAAAAAGATGGAGCAACTTACGAATGGAATACTTCAGCAGGAATGTCTACTAATAGAGCTACATCTATTGCTAATGCTCCTACTAGCTCTACATTATCTTTAGTATCTACAGAAACTAGACATGTAGTATGTTTAGGAACAGAAACAACTATTGGAGATACTTCAAGTCAAGATAGGATGTTTATACGTTGGTCTGATCAAGAAAATTATAATCAATGGACACCTAATGTAACTAACTCTGCAGGATCACAAAAAATAGCTGGTGGAAGTGAAATAAGATGTGCAAGACCTGCTAAAGGAACTATATTAATATGGACAGATACTACATTACAATCAATGTCTTTTATAGGTCCTCCTTTTATATTTGGTTTTAGACAATTAGGTAATGATTGTGGAGCTGTTGGTCTTAACTCTGCAATAGTTATAGATGATATAGCTTACTGGATGTCAGATGGACAATTCTTTAGATATGCTGGATCAGTTCAGGAGATACCTTGTCCTATATTAAATCATGTATTTCAAGATATTAATAAAGTTCAGTATGTTCAAGTTTATGCTGCACAAAATTCAGAGTTTTCAGAAGTAATATGGTATTACTGTTCAAGTACCGCTAGTCAATGTGATCGTTATGTTATTTATAATTATTTAGAAAACTCTTGGTATTTTGGAACTATGGATAGAAGTACTTATCAAGATAACGGAGTTAATTTTAATCCTTTAGCTACAGAGTATTTATCTACTTCTAACGCAAGTACTATAACTACTATTAATGGATTAACTCAAGGTAGAAGTTTAATATATGCTCAAGAATCAGGAGTAGATGCTGATGGATCTGCTTTACCAGCTTATATTCAATCAGGTGATGGAGACATTGCTGATGGTGAAACATTTAGTTTTATTAATAAAGTTATACCAGACTTTCAAGATCAAACTGGAAACACTGTAATCACTTTAAGTGTTAAAGATTATCCTAATGATACTGCAACAGTAGGAGAAACTTTGACTGTAAACAACACAACTAGGTTCGTTAATACACGTATTCGTGGTAGACAATCTAATGTTAAGATACAAAATAATAATGTTGGAGATAACTGGAGATTTGGTACATTAAGAGTAAATATAAAACAAGATGGAAAAAGATAAATATACTATAAGACCAGCTCGAATATCTGATGCTGTTCGTATAAGAGAACTACTAAAAACGTGGCTTACAGAGGCTCCATTCAACTTTGGAAACACTAATAATACTAAAGCTTTAGAGAATATAGTATTTTACATTAAGAATAGTTTTGTTATAGTAGTGGAATATGAAAATATTATTATAGGAACATTAGCTGCAACAGTTGATGAGACATGGTATAGTGACAAAAAGTTCATGAGAACTTTATGGTTACACGTGAATCCTAAACATAGAAATTTTAGGATCTTTCGTTCTATAATGATAGTTTTCAAAGAATACGCACTAGCAAATAAAGTAACTGCGATATGCGAAATCTTTCAAGGTAAAGACGTTGAAAGAAAAGACAAGGCTTTTATTAAATTAGGATTTAAAGTTATTGGAGGAACTTATATAGTCAATGGGTAGTATTTTCAAACCAAGTGTTACAACAGTACAGGCACCATCGCAGTCAACGACTAGCTATGACATCCCTGAATATTTTAAAGAAATTCAAGAGAGAACTTTAAGAACAGCTGAAACTGAATTTAGTAAACCATATCAAGGTTTTCAAGGTCAACGTATAGCTCAACTTGATCCTTATGAAACACAAGCTGCTAATATATATCAAAACCAAATTCTTCCACAATCAGGACAACTTGCTGCAATAGGTGCTCAAACTTATGACACTGCTACAGCTCAAGCTTATGCTAACCCATATGAGAATCAAGTTATTTCAGGAGCTTTAGGAGATTTAAGAGAAGCTTACGGTCAAACTCAAAAATCAATGAATGCTTCAGCGATTGGTGCAGGAGCTTTTGGTGGATCAAGACAAGGTATAGAAAATGTTTTAGGAGCAGAAAGATTTATAGATAGTGCAGGAGATACATCAGCTAGATTAAGACAAGCTGGTTTTGAATCAGGTGCTAATAGATTTATGCAAGATAGAGCAACACAACTAGGCGCAGCACAAAGTCAAATAAATGCTTTAGGACAAACTTCAGCAGGACTTGCTGGATTTGGAGCGCAAGCTCGTGGTATAGAACAAGCTGGACTTGCAGAAGGATATCGTGACTTTATAGAAGAAAGAGAATATGGTGCTGGACAAGTTAAACAAATGATTGGTGCTTTATCAGGTGCTCCTATAAGAAGTTATGGAGAAGAAAGATCAGGATATACTGGAGTTCCAGTACAAGGTGCAAGTCCTTTTGGTCAAATAGCTGGAGCTGTAACAACAGGAATGGCTTTATCTGATATGAGATTAAAAGAAGATATTAATTTAGTTGGTAAATCTCCATCAGGAATTAATATTTACACATTTAAATATAAAGGCAATGATAAAAAATATCAAGGCGTAATGGCTCATCAAGTTCCTCATGTATCATCTGTTAACGATGATGGTTATCTAATGGTAGATTACAATAAACTTGATGTACAATTTAAGGAGGTTTAATGGCAGCACTTGATTCCAGTTTTCCTAAAAAAGGTGATGAAGAAAATAAAATCTCAGTAGATATCATTAATGATGATCAAGCTTTAGCAGCAGAATTTGAAAAAATGACTGATGCAAAAGAAGCTTTACCTAATAATGATGAATTAGAAAGTATGGTTTTAACAGAAGCTTTTAAAGAAAAAGAAATTGAAGTTCCAGAAAAGAAAGAAAAGAAAAGTTTAATAAATTCAATAGGAAGTGCATTCAGTAGTATATCTGCTAAGTTAGAAACTAATATAGGAAAAGTATTAGAGGATCCTAATAAACGTGCTCTTTTTTATGCAGGCACTGATATGATTGACAAAGCATCACGGATCACTCCTATTACTTCAGGTAGAGCACAATCTCCTTTTGGTATAGTTACAAGTTCTTTAGGTGGAGGTGTAAAAAAAGTAAAAGCAGAAGAACTAGCTGCTGCTACTGCTAAATCTAAAGCAGGTGCTTCTTCATTAAAAAATCAAATAGATATGTTAAAACTTACAAATGAATTAGATAAACCAGGTGCAATGGAACTAGATGCTTATAAAGGTTTAGATAAACAAATGGAAGATATAGCAAGTGCTACTAAATTAAATCAAGTTTTTGGATCTCAGAAAAATTTAATTAAAGCATGGACTGCTAATCCTGAAAATAAATCTTTACCTGTTGGTGCTTTAAGAAGTAAATTCCCTGGAGCAATTCAAGCAATTAATGATCTTTTACCACAGACCATGAGACAAGATAGTGAATTTTTTTCAAGTATAGAATCATCTGCTAATTTTATTAATAGTTTTAATAAATTAGCTACCGTTGCAACTTTAGATACTTTATCTAATACTAAACTTACTCCTGTATCTGATAAAGATGTTGCTTTAGTACGATCAGGTCAAACACAAGTAACAGATGCAGCTAGTACTTTTCTTACTAATATAGTTTTTACTGATGCTATATCTTTAATTGAATCTGAAAAAATAGCTTATGCTAGATTATTTAAAAGAGATAGAGGTTATAAAAAAGGAAGTGATAGAGATTTTAATACTGAATTTAATACTGAAGGCGCACTTAAATTAAGAAATAAAATATTAAAAGAATCATCTTATTCTCCTGATCAAATTTATGAAGAAGCTAAATTATTAGGCTTTGAATCAGATTATGAAAAATACACTGGAGATGTTACAGACTTCTCTCCTTTTGCTATAGCTTCTGCTAAAGCTTCTTTAGATATGGGTGGAAAAACTGAATATAGTAGATTTTATAATTCACAAATACCAATTGATAAAGATAAAAATATTACAACAACAGGAACTGGAGAACCTTTAGATGGAGATAGTTGGCAAGAAAAATATCCCGGTTTAGATAAGAAGATTCAAGATTTAGAAAATAATAAAAAAACTAACTAATCATGAGTAGTGAAAATTTAGAAGTAATTACTGAAGAAGAAAAACAAATACCCGTACTTGATATAAATAGAAACGTAGGAACATCTACAGAAAAAGATGCTGTAGTAATGCCTAAAGAAGTTGTAGAAAATGTTGAGCCTAATGTTGAAGCAGAGAATGAAGCTTTAAATACAGAGACAACCGTAGCAAGTAATGTAGCTAATGAAATTGTAGAAGAAAATACAGATAACTCTTTAGACACTGTAAACGCAGAAGCAGAGATAAAATTACCGAAAGAAGAAGTTGCAGATCCAAATGATCAAATTATTGGTCCAGATGATGAATTTCAATTAGATAAACAAAGAACTAAAATTGACATTACAAAAGATATGGAAAATGCAATAGAATTATATTCTACATTTTCAAAAGATATAGGTCCTTACGTTACTCTAGATCAAACTAAAAAAATAATTGAAAGTAATTATAGCACTGATGTCATAGGATCGGTGATCAAAGAAATTGAAACATCTAAAGCTAATGATAAAAAATCATTTGAAAATGATGGAAGAGATTTTAATTTAGTTAGTGAAGGATTATCAGAAGTAAGACAAGCTTTAATAGACGAAGATAGACCTGATCTTGCTTCAAAACTTAATTTAAAAAATGTAA